CCTAATTGGTTTCATCGTAAAATGCAATATATATTTTTTGGCAATAAATGGGTGAAGAATGTCTAAGATCGTATTAGTTGAGACAATTTCTATGTTTCGTCACGTTTATGCAGTTGAACTAAATGATGATGAACCGAATGAATATGCACTTGATGATGTTATTGATTGTTTGAATGATTCAACTAAACTTGAAGAATTTGCACAAGAACATGTTAGTGAGGATATCTTCTCACATAGGGTCATATCAGAAGAAGAATATATAAGGATGTTCGATGAGTTGAATAACTACACAGCATCATGGACTCCAGAACAAAAGAAGAAATTCATATATAAAAGAGAAAATCATAGAGCAGTGGACTTTGGTCCAGATGTAGGGAAAGAGGTAGTAGAATAGAAAATGATTGAAAATATCAAATGGGTCGTAAGATGGGAGCATTTCGAGGACAAAGAGTGGACTTTTGTTCCATATGCCAAAGAAGGAATGTCTTGTTGTATAATACAAGGATTTCCTAAAGGAAAAGTTTTTGTAAATGATTTGGAAGTAGAACCCGACACAGAAAGCCTATCGGGCTGGAAATATAAAGAGGAAGAGGAAGAATGAGTAAAAACGCTCTCAAACTAAATATTGTTAATGTCCGTCACGGAACGCCAATTCCCACGGACTCTAACGCTAATTGGGAGCGCCAGCCTATGACTATTTATCGTCGTATTTACGAACAACATTTTGGACCTATTCCAAAAGGTCATCATATCCATCATAAAGATGGAAACCATTCTAATAATCATATAGATAATTTGCAGTGTGTGACAGCACAGGAGCATTATGATATTCATTATTTTCAAGGAGACTTTGGCGCCTGTTGGGCATTAATGACCACTGGTCATGTAACAGTTTCTCCAGAAGAAAGAGCGTTGCTTGTCAGTGAGCAACAAAAGTCTCTTGTAGAACAAGGTAAACATCCTTGGTTAAAAAGAGAAGATGGATCATCTGTTTCTGGCGATATATCTGAACAAAGAACCAAATCTGTAATTATAAAACAAAAAGAGTTAGTTGAATCCGGACAACATCATTTTCTAAAAGAAAACCGTGATGTAAATATGGATATTAAAAAATCCAAATCCTTAAAAGAAAGATATAAAGATCCAAATTTTAAAGAATACAAAAGACAAAGTTCATTAGGTAGAACTTGGAAATTAGATCCAGAGACTGCTGCAAAAGTTAGTTCTTATATTAAACCATTTACTTCAGAAACTGCGGATATATGTAAATACACTATCTGGATAAATGATGGTATCAAGAATAAAAGAATAAAGAAAGATCAAGAAATACCCGAAGGATATACTAAGGGAAGATTGTTTACGCCGTGGAATAAAGGAAAGAGAATAAATGACTGAGATGAATGTTTACCAATCCTACATACACAAAAGTCGCTATGCCCGTTATGTGCCAGAACTCAAGAGAAGAGAACATTGGCACGAAACTGTTCAGCGTTATGTTGATTATATTTTTGATAAGGTTAAAGTTGATGATGAAAAGTTAAAGAAAGAAGTCTTCAATGCTATTCATAATCTAGAAGTTATGCCTTCTATGAGGGCATTGATGACTGCTGGTAAGGCTCTTGATCGTGATAATGTTGCTGGTTATAACTGTTCATATCTACCCATTGACGATCCTAAAGCATTTGACGAAGCAATGTGCATTCTTATGAATGGCACAGGTGTTGGTTTCTCTGTTGAACGTCAGTATGTAAACAAACTACCAGAAATTCCTGATCAACTTTTTGATTGTGACACTGTAATTACAGTTCGTGACAGTAAGGAAGGTTGGTCTAAGGCATTAAGAATGCTTATCTCTCTACTTTATGCAGGAGAAATTCCTAAGTGGGATTTAAATCAGCTTCGTCCTGCTGGTGCTCCACTAAAGACATTTGGTGGGCGTTCTTCTGGTCCAGAACCATTGAACGATCTATTCAAGTTTGTTATTAAGATTTTCAAGAATGCACATGGGCGCAAACTTACATCTCTAGAATGTCATGACATTATGTGTAAGATTGGTGAAGTAGTTGTAGTTGGCGGCGTTCGTCGTTCAGCAATGATTTCTCTATCCAATCTATCTGATGATCGTATGCGTCATGCTAAATCAGGAGCTTGGTGGGAAGCAAATGTTCAAAGAGCTTTATCAAACAATTCGGCAGTCTATACAGAAAAGCCAGATGTTGGACAGTTCATGTCAGAATGGCTTTCGCTCTATGAATCCAAGTCAGGAGAACGAGGAATCTTTAGTCGAGATGCATCTCAACGAGTGGCTAAGAAAAACGGAAGAAGAGATCCTACTCATGAATTTGGAACCAATCCATGTTCGGAGATAATTCTTCGCCCGTATCAATTTTGTAATTTAACGGAAGTTGTTATACGAAGCACTGATACTGAAAAGGATCTTGCAAGAAAGGTTAGAATTGCAACAATTCTTGGAACCTTTCAATCTACTCTTACACATTTCCCTTACCTAAGAAAGATTTGGCAGAAGAATACTGAGGAAGAAAGATTGCTTGGTGTATCATTAACTGGTATCTATGACAATCCATTAATGAATGATTATAATGATTCTGAACTACCAGCAAGATTAGAGAAACTTCGCCAGGTTTCTATTGATACAAATAAAGAATGGAGTGAAAAACTTGGAATTAATCAGTCAGTGGCCATTACCTGCGTCAAACCAAGCGGAACAGTTTCTCAACTGGTTCTTAGTCCTTCCGGTATTCATCCAGGTCATGACCGTTATTATTACCGTCGTGTACGCTCTGATAACAAAGATCCACTTACGAAGCATCTTATTGACGCAGGTGTTCCTCATGAGCCTGACGTTACTAAGCCTCATTCTACTACGGTATTTACATTTCCAATGAAGTTACCAGAAACTTCAATCACAAGAGAAAATGTGTCAGCTATTGATCATCTAGAACTTTGGTTGAAGTATCAGCGTCATTGGTGCGAGCATAAACCTTCTGTCACTATTAATGTGAATGAAGAAGAATGGCCACGAGTAGGTGCTTGGGTCTATGATCATTTTGATGAAGTCTCAGGTATTTCATTCTTGCCATATGATGGTGGTTCATATCGTCAGGCACCTTACGAAACTATCACTAAAGAAGAGTATGAAAAGACAATCATAAATATTCCAACTACTGTTGATTGGGATAATTTGATTGAAATGGATGACAACGTAGAAGGTGTTCAGACATTGGCGTGCAGTTCAGGAAATTGTGAGATATGAGCGAAGAATGGAAAGAAGGATACAAACAAGGTATCCGTGATGGTATTGAAATAGGAAAGAATAGGAGGGACTTTTCGGTCCCTCCACAATGGCCAAGATCAACCGATTATGGCGAACAGAAATGTAAAGTCTGTGGAATGTCTTTTACAGATGGTCTTGGTAGAATAAAACTTATGGGTTATGTTTGTCCGCATAACAATTGTCCTGGTAAGATTACATGTAATACAGGACAACCATATAACTCTTTATGGTCTTCTACTATGGCTGCATCAGTAATAAAAGATCCTGGTCCTAGTGATGGTATGTCTTATGAGGAAATTTATGGTTCAGTGGTATATCAACAAAATAATAAGAAGGAAGAATAAATGGCAAGTTGGTCAGCAGGTACACAAATATTCGAAGAGATTGCTACAGTAATTAGAGCAAATGTTCCAGATTATGAAGCACGTTGTGACATTTATAGAGAATTGATTCCAATTTTTGAAGATAATGGCGCAGAACTTTTTGACATTTATGAATCTGTTGATGAAGCGTTTGATGAAGTTTGGACTGAAATGTATCCTCAAGATGACGGTGATGGGTGGTAACTCGTATAGATCCACCCATACCTGTTCTTACACCAAAAGGTAAAGCACTAGCGCATTTTCTTATTGATTATGGTTTTGAACACGATCTTTACTGGGTTTGTTTTCAAGATGAAACTGGTGAATGTTGGACTTGGAGTAATAAGGATATAAGGGCGCAGAATAATATTACTGCTGGCAGAATAAATATCCCGAAGGAGATTCGGGATGTGGATATACAAAGGTGAAGAACTAAAAGAGATTGGTGATTATATTGGATTTGTTTATTTAATCACCAATCTAAAAACCAATAAAAGATATATTGGTAAAAAGAATTTCTATTTTTCTAAAACCAGACAGGTAAAAGGAAAAAAGAAAAGATCTAAAGTCGAATCCGACTGGAAAGATTATTATGGTTCCAACGAAGAACTTAAAGAACATGTTAATCTGTTGGAACCAAACCTATTTCACAGAGAAATATTAAGACTTTGCACCTCTAAAGGTGAAATGTCCTATTTCGAAGCAAAGTATCAGTTTCAATATGAAGTATTGGAATCTGATGGGTGGTATAATAGTTGGATATCATGTAAGATTCATAAAAAGCATTTGACTTTTTTGAAAAAAGGAGTATAATATGAAAAGTGGTAAAAGACTGAGAAAATTGTTAATCAATCTTCAAAACAAACTTGGTAAAGTTGAAGGCAAGAACCTCTGGCGTCAGATGAAGAAGGAGAATATGAATGGCGT